GCATAAGCTAGTTCCTTATCGTTCTCCATGTGTAATGCTTCTATGATTTTTGGATCACTTTGCAGTTTGTTTGCGATTTCTTCGGAGATGTACACGATTGCCTCACCTCCAATGACTGCACCAATCGTTGCTTTAACTAAAGGTAACGGATCGCCCTGAGTCTTCAATGGGCCGATAACATCCTTGACCATGCGGTCTGATTTCTCGATAGACCAACGTGACAATGAAGTCACCATGCTGAGAACACCGCGCTGCGTAAACTTCGGCAACCCTCTTGCATCATAGGTTCCCTGATTTATCTCAACCCATGCAGCAGCAGCTTTGTCCATCAACTCGTCTGGTGCTTTAGTGCCGCGACCAACATAATCCATTAAGTTCTGCTTCTTGCCGTTGATGACAACGTCACCCATCTGCTTCTGTAAATTTTTTAATAGTCTGTTCGCAGTCCAATCTGTTGTGATTATATCGAGTGGCCTCATGTGCATTGCTGCCCATGTAATTTGTCTGCCAAATGCAAACTGTAAAGCGCGAGTACCCTGCTCAAGAATGTTACGACCACCAGCACGAAGCATAGTATCAGCGACTCGGTTTGCGACATCAGCAACTCGGTTAATACTCTCAGCCTTGTACTCAAGGTTGTTTAAGTTGGTCTTGTTGATTCCATACTCAAAACTCTTGCGCCATGCATCTCGTATATCCAACAGGTGAGTTGCAAGAATTGGTAAGTCCTGCAACCTCATGTAAGGCAAAGCAAATAAGTAAGACGAAAAGAAATCACGAATACCAGCACCAGCACCCAACCAACTAGATGTAACTAACCTGTTGAATGTACGAATACCTAGATCATAACCTTCGTAGTATCCGATATAGTTCTCCATGAGTGCCTCAATCTCGTTTGAGTCATAGAGTGCTTTGCCGCTTTTTACTTTGATGTTCTCCTTGTCGTATGTTGGCAGATTGAACGGGCCTCCATGTTCCATGCCATCAAGGTCGTACTCTGTAATGTACTTACCTTCTTGATCTGGCATACCAAGAATCTGTCTGGCTTTCGGATCAAGTTCTATGTGCTTAAACATCGCCATGTCTTTAGCAAAGCGAACAACGTAACGAGTCATACGTTGAACTGCATTTGCTTCAACCCAAGCAGCAGGAATACCTAGCTTGCCGGTCGCAACACGGAGTGCCTTGAACTTGTGTGAACCTATCTGCTTGTCTGTCGCTCTTAATGCACCAGCAAAATTATCAAAAAGTATCTCCAGCTTCTCGTCGTTGGTCTTACCTTTCTCACTCGGTAATGCTACATCGTCACTTTCATCCTTGACTCCTGCTTCTTCTGATTGCTTGACTGCATTATTGAATTCCTCGTCAGACATATCCTTGGATATGGACTTCCAATACTTGATGAGTTGCGTCTTGAGTTCTTGATACTCTCTACTTTGCTTCTCGCCTTTCATCAAGATTCGGCGTTTGTCTTGAGCAATAATCTCAGGAGTATATTCAAGTGTGTGTTGACCGGGAACGTATTGAACCTCTTTGCCACGATAAACCGCAACCTTCAATCCAAGGTCATTCTGTAATGTACGAGTGTCACGATACACGCTTTCTATCATACGATCATAGTATCGTATGCGAGCATTGCTGTTGTATGCTTTAGCAAGGTCATCATCTATCTTGTCGATTAAGCCTAGCTTTGTGTGCCAACGCTCTGTCTGGTATCGACCTAGTGCAGTCATTTCATCGCCTGACAAATGTACTTCGCTCACGGCGAGCATGGTTCGTTCTAGGTAACGACCAACCATCTCACGTTCTTCGGCGTGTACTGACTCAAATTTTGATGCAATGTACCCTGCTAGTTCCTTGGACTTGCCTTCACCAAGTTCACGAATCCGATCAATAACAGGACGAAAGTTTCTGGTAATTCTTCTACCGAGTTGCCATGTGCTTGGCTCGCCAAAATTGATGAGCGGTATTCTGCTATAGCGTTTTTGTTCATAACGATCTACAGCGGACAATCCTTTTGGAGTTGAATCCATCGGAATTGGAGTCTCTTCATCAATCTTACCAATCGGATCAGCGCCACTTTCCTCTGATGCTAGTTTGCTGACACTCCAGAGTTCTTCAAAATCTGTCTGTCTTGGCTTCGGCGGTTGTGGATTGTGCGTTAGAATATCGAGCTTTGTGCCTACAATTTCCTCGGCAGTTTCGAGGAACTTGCTGCGCATACCACCGGCAAGAGCATCATCAACAGGAACTTTCGTGTCAGCCCACAATGCTTGCAGTCGATCAAATTCATGGTAGATGGCTGATCCCTCATCTTTGACTAGGTCAAAGATCATCTTGCTGCGATCAATTACATTGAAGGTTTCGTCATTAACGAAGTTCTCCAGCATCGCTTGAGGCGACCGTTGCATATCATCAAAGTTCTTACGAACCGATGAACCGGCAATACCGTAACTATCAAGTAGCGTGTCAAAAAATTCTACATACTCATCGTCGGACATAAAGAGTCCATCAACAGGTGCAACACGACGAGCAAACTCCTGCTTAATATCAAGAGGCAACGCCTTAAAAATTCCGTGCAACGCATCACCTTGATGCATGATGCGAGTATCGTACTGTTGATTGCGGCCAATGTTGGTTCTGTAATCACCTCTTGGTGCTTCCAACTCAAGATGGTTCTGGTAGTAACGCAACTTGGCTTTGACTGCATCGTCCAACTTGTTGTTGGTGTTCAATGCGTAGTGCATGAACTTGGCTACCATATAAGGTTCGTAGTTCTTAAACCACATACCCGACTTGGCTGTCATCTGCCATGCACTAGCCAGTTGATTCTTCATGCGAACATCACCAAGCAACTTGTGATACGTTAGATAGCGAGCGAGAGTTGAATCAAAAGTTTCGTTAATTGTCGGAACACCAATAACAATCTTGTCGTTCTCAAAGTAACCAGCAGCATCTTCTGGTCTGCGTGTGCGTAAAATTATTTGCGGCTTTGTGTAGTTTGAGTCATCCCTTAAAGCGTATTTTTTCCAGCTTTCTGACCCCTTATCTACTTCACTTTTAAGTTTTTCTGTAAGTCGCCTTGCATCATCCCAACGCTTTTCGCCTATAGCAACTGCTATGTCTCTAGCAGTTGTTTGCGCTTCGTTATACGTTTGAAGTTTTCTGTGTGCATTAGCGTATGCTGTAAGTGCATCATCAACATCTTTTTGAAAAACATCTAAAGGTATATTTAGAGCCTTTGCGTTATTAGTTGCGTTCTCTTTTAGCTTTCTCTCCAGAAACTCAGAATTTAATGCATCCGACAGCGGGCCTAGCTTTTCTTTCATGTACTCCCAACCACCCGCGAACCTGCCTTGCGCCTCGAGGGCGATGCGCTGAGACATTCTATGAGTTAAGTCGCCGCCATGTTCTACAAGATACGATAAAACGCCTCCGCCATGCATTCTCTGAATATTACGCATGATACTCTCAGGCTCACCCCAATGTTGTGCGTCAGCTAATGCATTAAAACGTTCTTCACGACTTTCTGTTTTTTGTAGCGACTTGTACAGTTTCTTTAGCGGACTGTTCTTGCGCACCGCATTCATAAACTGATCGAAGTTGGTTTCATCAATCATGTAACCATCAAGGTATTCGACGGTTGAGTTGTACGAATGATTCTTATCGAGTGCGATCTTGAACTCGTTTAAGTCTTCTGCGTAGTTCTTCGCAAATTCTTTTGGTCGCTCCGGTAATCCAAGAAGTTCTTCAACTTCTTTAGGCATATCAAACACCTCGACCGATGACTCGTACTTCGTGCCATCAACAGTCTTTGATGCAGTCGCAGCTTGTCCACCAAGTTGTTTCGGCTTCTTTATTCCGATGTACTCGGCGTAATCAATTCCATCTCTGAGCCAAAGATCGTTATCGAATAAAGCAGCAGGGTCTAGTTCAAGTCTTTGCGCAATATAATCTAGTATATCGTTTACTGCTGCTTTGCCGTACTTAACTTTCTGGCCTCGACGAACATCAGCATACCAACGCCGCATCTTATCGAACGTACCTTTCGGTAAATTACGAAGACGCTGCTCAAGTTTTTTACCACCTTCTTCAGCAAGAAACTCATCAAGGTACGCTTCATCCTTATCAAAGTTGTAGCCTTTTGCCTTAAATTTTTCTTTTATCTTTTTGAGATCAAACGATGAATCGTTGCTGAGTAATTCTTTGTACCAACCACGCGCAAGTTTCTGGTCAACTTCATTGGATGACTCAAACAAATCACGAACAAACCGATGAACAGTTTCATGTAATGGTGTCTCAAGATTAAGATCGTCAAGACTTAAAACCATCTCAGGGTCTCTAACGCGCTGATTCTTGTTATGTAGAAATCCAAGAGCGCGTCCTTGTGCATTAGCAACTAGCTTGTCTACTGCGACACGCATGGTAATGTTGCGACGATTGGCCAAGTTCCTTGCAGTCTTAAATAAGTCTGCTGGCAGCTTGGTTTCAATCTCAGCCATCAACTCAGCGCGAGCATCTTCAATGGACTTGTTTTGATTCTGAAGAAACCTCGTAGATACTTCGGCACGTTTACGCTTATTAAGTTTAGCGAATGCACGGGCAACATCCTCGTTGGACATTGCTGAAATTTTAGACTCTATCTTCTTCTTGCCTTGATCAGTAATTTTTACTTGATCTTCTTTAGATGGCTGTTGTTTCTTCTCAAGTTCTCTGAGTGCTTTATCAATCTTCGGGTCTTTGTTGATTTTCTCGAACTCACCCTCAACAGATGTTTTCGGACTCTCGGAAGTCTCTCGGATTGCATCAGCATCTTGTTGAACTTTAAGATTTGTTTCTGACGCAGCTTTCATGTCATCTGCGACTTTCTCAAGCATATCATCAACAAGAGTCCTGCGACCTATCCCTGCGTCTTCACCTTTAACAATTGAGCGAGCAAGAAGTGCCTCTTGTACTGGCAAATCTTTAATGTCTTTTAAGTCCTCGCCTACTTGTATTCCAAATTCAACTGGTCTTTCTGGCGCGTCTGATGGTGGAGGTGCTGTTGTGCCAAGCAACTTACGCCCAAGACCGACTGGTTCAGTAAACAACGCGCCGCCTGTCATTGCTGCGCCTAATGCTGTTGGCTGAAAGTCTCCTTCTTGAAATTGTCTTGCACCTTCTACTGCACCACCGATACCAGCACCAACAACTGATTGACCAACGGCATATTTTGCAGCTTCGGATTGTTTAGCGCGTGTACCAAAACCAGACTTAACTGCTTCGCCTAAACCTTTTGCTGTCTTTAATGATGGAGCAACACCACCACCAAGACTACCTCCAAGAATTTCACCTGTGACTGATGCAACAGGTTGCGCTTTGCGTCCAGCAGCAAGTTCACGCTCTGTCTGTCTAACTGCTTCTTCTCCACGAATCGCCTCGTCTACTTCTGTCTGAGCTATGTCTCCAGCAATACCACCAACGATTGCGCTACCCAACATACCAACACCTTTAGCAATTGCTGTAGGTACATTACGGGCTGGTACTTTTGCAAGTGCCTTACTTGCTGCTGCCATTGCGCCAAGACCAGTAAGACCGGGGACTACTGATCTTGTTGCTGACTGAACTCCGACATCAAACGCAGAACGATCTTCTGCTTCTGCAATGTCGTATTCTTCCTGCGTTAGAATTTCAACATTATCTGGAATGTTGTATCTTTGACGCAGTCTACGCTTTTCTTCTTCTAGCGTCATTAGTTAAACTCTCGCGATTCAACATCTACTGGACGTAAGTAAAATCCAGTACCACCTTCACCTTGTATTTGTTGTGGCGCATTATTTAAGACTTCTTCAACATCTACATCAACAAACTTCTGAGGCCCAGTTCCCATGCCACTATGACCAAGGCCCATTGCATTAGCCGATGCTCTTGAACCTTTGCCCAATACACGAAGTACGTTGTCAATTGTTGCTTCGGCTTGTCGGACTGCGGCTTGTATTTCATCATATCGTGGATCACCTTGAGAAACGCGAGGAAGACTTTCCAGAACATCTAACTGTTCTCGTAGCTTTGTTGATGTTGCTGCCTGAAGCCTTGCATCTGCTATAACTTGTGGAATCTTCTCTTCAGCTTCTTCAACTTTAAATTGCGCTAGTCTAATGGATGAATCAACAGTACCTTCTGCTTGTCTAGCAGCGGCGTCTCTTGCGCGTGGCTGCGCCATCTGCATTTCAATTGCGCGTTGTCGCGACCATTCATCCAGCGATAAAGAATCCGGTCTAGCTGGAACAGGCATACCTTGTGAACGCAAGAACTCCGCTGCACCACCAGTATCAGTACCGCGAGTTGTGTACTCCGCGTAACTACCTGGCCCCTCTCCTGCAACTGCTCCCGGTGCTCTAGTGATTGCTAGGTTTTCTGCAAGTCTGTCTGTCTCATCTTGCTGTGCTTGCTCTGCCCGTGCTGCTGCGTCTTCAGCTTGCATCGCATTCATGCCGCGAGCCATCAATGATCTGCGCAATGCATCGCCTTCCTCCAACTGACGTTGCAACTCGCCTCGTTGTAGGATCGGACTAGCTGATGGTTCTTGGTAGTAACGATCAAAGAACTCACGCTCCGACTCAGTTGCACCTTCGCGAAACCGATCAGCAAACTCCTGCGCTCGCCGCCTCCTCTTTGTTAGTTCAAATAAATTAGCCACCTGTGATTCCTCCAAGTATTACATTGCTGAGTAAATCTTTGCCTTTAGTGCCTTGACCTTGCATTGTTGCTGTAGTGCTAATTGGTGCAAGTGCTTGTGCTGCTGTGTTGCCAAACGAAGCAACTTGTCCCGGCATCGTTGGCATTGTTGTTGTACCTTCGCCAAAGACTACGCCGGGATTTATGTTTGATTTCAGACTAGGAACAACGCTGCCTGTTTGACCGAGTGCTTGACCGAGACGTTGTTGCTTCGCAGCTAACGCATCACCAAATGTCATCGCAGCGCGGTACTTGTCCATTTCAGATGTACGACCAATGCCGAGTCCCATTCTACCAAGACCTCGTTCTACTTGCGCTTCCTCTGCGCCAGACAACCTAGTTGGGTCTTGTGCTGCAAGCAGTCCACGAAAACTTTGTCCAACTTGCTGTTGAGTTTGCTGGACTTCCGGTGAAAGCGTTTGCTCCATGCGACGAAGTCCTTGCGCTAATGGCTGACCTGACTGCGCCAACTGATCTACTCTTGTAGCGGATTTAGCTAAATCACTTTTATACTGTTCTCCGCGTTTCGCTTCACCGGCTCTTTGAACTAGGCCGGGTCTACCTGTGCTTACAGTTTTAGGATTGCCTGTTTGCTGATCAATAACAACATTACCGCTTGCATCAACCTCATACTGCGGTTTGACTCCATATAACTGCTCATACTCAAGATCAACTTTACCACCCAATGCTTCTTGTTTGCGACTTATAACCTGACCTTGATCATTACGCTTTGTAACAACGCCATAATTTAATAAGTCATTCAGATCGGAAAGCGCAGTCTGCTCCATCTTACCCGCAGCAACTTTCTGCTCAACATACTTTGGCAGAAAATCCATAAACTGTTTTTGCAGTTTTTTAGCTGCTTCTTTTGATGGTTCGTCTTTGCCTAGAATTTCACCTAGGCCAAACACAAGCATTAGACTGCCAATGTTGCCCATACTTAACGCACCATCGTCACTAAAATTACCTAAAAGACCTTCGGCAATTTTTTGTCCTGCGTTGCCTAGTCCTTTAAGTGCTTCACCTATCCATTGTCCTATATCCATGATGTTTTATGTTAGTATTCCTGCGCTGCGTAAGACGCTTTTGAGGTGATTAATTTGTGCTGATATTTCTACTAAAACTGCTTTGATTTCAGCTTCTGTTGGATGAGCTGAATCTGAAGCACTAAATGAAATTCCAGTAGTTGCCGCCGCTCCTACTGATGAGCCTCCAACAGTCGCAATATCTGCTGAAGCTGCGGCTTTCTTGACTACCCCGTCTGTGCTAGTTGTCGCATCCGGTACTGTTAAATTATCCAGCATTGCGTTAGCTGCTGCTAGATTCGTGAACAGCGTAGTTGCGTCCGTAAAATCTGTGTGTGTTACATTAACTGACATAAGCCTGTGATAACATTGGGTTCATTGGTGTAATGTTTTGTGTTTCTAACTGTAAATTCGATAACGTAATTCCGTTAGTCCATGTCAGGGCGTAAGATATTTTCCAACCCTGCTGACCACTTTGGAAATTGTAAAGTAAGTTTTGTATTTGCTTTGGCCCACTCCAAACAACCGGGAATGTGACAGGATAATCAATGTTTATTGTCGGAGCTGCCAAAGTTTTTGTCTGAGTTCCTGCTGATGAGTCTGGCGTGACTTCATCGTTTACACGTTGAATTGCTTTAACTGATGAGGCCGATTGTACCTTGTTAAATAGTATGCGTAACTCTTGTGGCTTTTGTTCAATGCGAGTGTCATTGGTACAAAACGCGCGGGTTTCAACATACGCTGTTTCATATCCAGTACCTTCGTAAAGTTTAACGCATTTGTGTGCGCCGGTATCTCCATCCTCATTATTAATTACTTCATTTACAGTTAAGTTTCCTGACAAAGTAGTAACACCAGCATTTGCATCTGCTGTGAGTGTGAATATTCCCCCGTTAGTAAACTGTAAAACTTCACCTGCAAATAGCTTTGCTGATGTTGTATCAACAGTTATTGAAGTTGCCCCAACCGAAACTGTACCAGAATTAATTTTTACTGCTTTGTTTTCTGCTTTCGTGCCGTGTGTAATAGCAAAAAGTTCTCGTTTATTGTTTGTTTCTACTTTTGCAAATTCCATAATCGGCCCGATATTTCCTGTTGCATCTGTAAACTGATCAAAACTTACAAACTGTTGCGTAAGAATGTCATAAACCAAAATGCCGTGACCGTAAATAGTGTTGCAAGCAAAGAGCGCATAATCATCAAATGTGATTGCGGCGCATTTGTTGGTGGTCTGAACAACATCTTTGAATAGTCGTGCGACCTTGAGCGAAAATACCGAATTACGTGCCTCATTCTTTGACTGCATTACTGCGTTAAACGAACGTAATCCCTCTGGATCAAGAAACGCAAAGTCACCAAGTAACTCAATAAATGATTTTTGATTTACCGAGTTTGCTGTAAACAGAAATTGTTTGGTGAACGAGGGTTCACCAAAAACCATAAACGAATAGTCTAATGATACAGCATAAGAACCACCCAATGTTGAAACAAACAAGGCTTCACTATTCAAGACCTTCAATGCTGTAATCTCGTTGTAGCCTACCGTGTATGATGTGGCCGGTGCGCCTCCAATAGTTTCGTCTGCATTTATCTTGTTACCTGACGTATTTATCGGTATCACAAAATCCATTGGACGGCCACTCACACTATGGTATAATTCAGTTCCATCCGTGCTAACAACAAACAACTTATTGTTAAAGAAAGCCATCTGCTTTCCTATCGGTATGTATTCACGGGATGCGTGTGTACCGTCAGACCATTGTGCATAAGTCTTTGCTGCGCGATCAGAAACTGTTCCGCCAGAAATTTCTATAACTCTCGGTGTGCTGACTCCGTCTTGTACAATAATTGACGCAACAGTTTTTTGTACAGTCTGTGCTGTATCAAGTTCCAATGCTGACCCTGCTACTCTTGTTTCTTTTCGTAAAAAGTTTTGTGTGGATGCGGGTACGGCTTGCACAAATATCTCGTTGGATTCGTGCATGGTTCCTCCAGAATAAAGAACCGACCAAGTAGTATCTGGATTTTGCGGCTTTCTGTACTTACAGCCTCCCTTGAAGAATAAAAATACATACTCACCTACAGAGTAAATTGCTTGTATTGGTGGATTATCAACAAATGCATCAATATCAATAGAAATGTCTTTAGCTTTTTTGACTCCTTCAAGTGTGCCAAATCGGTTGCGTATGTTGTGCGCGAACTTATACTCGTCTTCTGTCAGGCGTGTATCATCCACCGACATATTCATGCCGCCAGAAAACGATGTTTGTACATAACTAGCCACGGTGATAATGCCAACGACGACCTAATGTTAAATTGTCATGGGGATGACGACCAAACTGCATCTTGCGTTCTTGGCCTCGTTCCATGTCTGCAATCTTTCTACCTAGATCGCGGTTTACTTTGTTCTCAAAAACGATTGCTTCTTGTATCTTGCCTTGTTCCTCAAGAAACAATTGCATCGCTTTATGCATTACAATGTTTTCGTATCCGACAAGCGGAAAAATATCATCATTGCTCTGAATGTATCTGAGCTTTTTCTTGTACAGAATCTGTAACGTATGATCGTCATCTTGTGCTGAGTTTTCGTCCCATGGAAACTCTGATACATCTACAATTAAATAACTTGATTCACTTTGGCCCGAAGGTATCTCAGCGTAAACTGTACCGTCTGCTGTATCTACAACTTGAAAAATACCGGGAATTTGTTCTGATGCTGTAGAAGTGCCGTATCTTTCGCGTGTAGCATTATCAAATCTGCGGATATTAACAATATCCGATATGATATTTGTATTGTCTAATTGAAGTTCACTCGTACTTACTGCATGACTTCCAGTGGTAGCAACATAAGAAACTACTTTATTCTGGAGAACTGCAAGAGAGTTTGCTTGTCTGGTTTCAAATGTAACGTGCAGAGTTTCAACCGAAATTTGTCCATGTGCTTTTACTGTAACACCAGTTGCGTTTGAACTTCTTGCTGCTGTTATTGCAGACTTTAACGATTCTTTAATTGCGCTGTATCCTACAATACGAAAACAACGACTGTCACTTCTCCAATTGTTGTAGTTGTATTCAGAGATTAGATTCTGTGACTTCCATGGGAGCTTTGATTCTTTCTCCCGCATTGCACGAATTGATTGAACGTCGCGACTCATTGCGATGCGCTTGTTTCCTGCAACATAAAATTCTTCTTCAACTAACGAACCGGGAATATCTACATATTCATAGATTGTCTGCAAGGCTTCATTAACAAAGTCTAAAATAACATAGCGTTGATTTATGTCATCTGGATTTAGGCCAACCTTTCGGCCAAATCTTTCTATAATGTATTGTGAACTCATCGTTTTGTTATCGCTGACACGCTAGGTTTAGTTCTTTTTGTTATTGCGCTTACGGCTTGCTTGCTTCTTTTTGTAATCGCGCTTGTTGCGGACTTTGTTCTTTTCGTTATGGCGGTCACGCTCATAATTTACGTCCTTATTGTCTCTCCAATTCATATTCAAGTCGAGCTATCGTTCGCATCGCTTGCCTTGTGAAGTCCGGTGCGTGAAACGCCGCCTTCGGAAATTGAGGATGTGCCGTCAGTTCCTTGACATTCTCGTACTTTGGCGTCGTCTGGCAACCCGTGGACACGCAAAGCATTATCAATATGAGTAAGTTTATCCTCATACCTTTTCGCTGCGTTGGCTTCTTTAACTGCATCTGATATATGCATAAAAAGCCTCTCCAAAGTAGGAAAGGCTTTGAACAATGCAAGTATGGCTTTAATTAGCCCCACTCGTATCGCTCTTTACACCTTTCCGTAGAAACACGGCAAGCAACGATGTAACAACAATGTTTATCATCGTACCTATTTCCATGTCTCCAGAGAAGTATGCACCTACAGCCGCGAGAATACCACCGGCTGCCGTCATGTATGTTTTTTTACCGCTTAACATTAATACATCTTTCGCTTTGGTTTCTTAACTTTTTTTACAACACGTTTCATTGTTGTTTTTGCTTTTTTAGGTGGTCTACCCATCTTACTTCCATAACTTCCTTTTCCGTACGGCATTATTTTTTCTTTCTTTTTGCAACAGAAACTCGTCTTGGCTTTCCTGCTGGTTGTCCTAAACGCTTCTTCTGCGAAATTCTTTTACGTTTTTCTGATGCGGTCATCTCACTTGCAGTTTTCGGAGTCTTACTTGTGACTCGTTTCTTTGGTCTGCAATATGGCGTGCCGCGTTTCTCGCCTTTCTTCCTGCCACAAGGCTTTCCTGTTCTAACGTCAATCCATTCTTCTTTAAACCAACGAGTCAAGCCTTGCATTGGTTTAGGCATTCTTCCATCTACCTCCCATTTTCTTGTACTCTTTGGCCGCCCATGCATTTGCATAAGCTGATGGATACACTTTAAATTTTCCTTTAGCCATTGACTTGGCTTTTGACCATAACGCTGGCCTTGTTGGTTTTGGTGATGCCATTATTTTCCAACTTTCTTCATGGCAATCTTATGAGATGCCGTGAATGTTTTACCAGACTTCATTAGTTTTCTCATCTCAGCCATGTGTTTACTTGTATGGTGAACTGAATGACGCTTTAATGTGTCATTCTGTCTTTGAGTGAGTTGTTTTTTTGCTGCCATGTTATCCCTTCTTCCACTTACTAGAACTTGACTTTGTTTTGCTTGGACTCCACTTGACCTTGTCTGCCCAAAAAGCCGCTGACATTTTTCCGCGAGCTATGTTTTTGGAGTGACGAGATTTGAACGCTTTTCGTT